TGTCTAGCACGTTCTGCTTCAGCCGATTGATAAGCCAGTTGACCACCCTGCTCTGCCAAGGAACGAGCAAAGATGTCCTGAGCTTGACCTGCTTGCTGACCCATAGCAGCCGATCCATAACGACCAGCAGAAGATGCCTGAGATTGCAGGTTTTGAATGTTCCTAGTGTACTGTTCACCAGCTAGACGGTTAGCCTGTTCCAAAGCACCCGCTAGGAATGGATTAACGCCTCGTCCTTGAATCGTAGCTAGTTGCTCTGCCTGTGCTGCACCCATTAGTGGAGAACCCATCTGAGCGCGTTGTGCGGCTTGCTGGATGGCTTGCTGAGAATATGCTGACTGCTCAGGAGCCAATGTCTCAGGAGCCTGTGGCATACCCTGATACAGACGTTGAGCCTCACCCAGAGAATAAGTTATATACGGCTTAAACTCTGGTGCTATTTCTGTTTTAGTCTCTTGTTGACCGCCGCCACCACCCATATTACACCTCGCATATCCATTTACGAGGACGGAATCCGTATGCTTTAGCCCTACGTTCCCATCCCGGCCTATGACTGGAGAATGTTAAATATTTAACATTAGCATCCCTAGCCATACTTTTGATAAATTGTAAACCTTTTTCAACCACTTGATAATCATTTTCTAACGTCCAAGCAGCCCAGACATGGAGTTCTGACCCCATTGGCTGAAGGATAAAGAAGCCATAAAAATGGTTGTTCTTCAAGACTACCCAAAGCATCGCCTTTTGATTGAAACAGTCGGTGTATACATCCTCAACTATCCAATTCTCAGGACTTTTAGTTTTAATCTTTTCTAGGCCAGGCTTAATAAAAGCCCACCATTTTCTTAGGTCATCGACCGGGATATATTTAAATTCTGTCATCCGACGATTATATAACCGTATATCTTATCCGCAGTATTATTAGCCCAATGACTTACCGTAGCTTGCCCCTGTTGCTGGCTAGAAACATACAGATTCGTTGTAGCCGATGGAGCAATATAGGAGGCAGTGATAATCGCACTAGGAATCGATGGTCTATCTGGGCTTGAACTTGTTGGGTATTGCTCTAATGAAACTCCGGTATCCGTTGTTCTCCACATTACTTCAACGTAATCACCAGCATTCATCTCCAAAAAGAAATTCATTGCTGCAATTAGGTGAGATGGATCGCCAGTGCTTTTCCTAGCTGGCATATGAAACCGACTATTTGACCCAGTAACATTAGTCCCATTCTTCTTAAACCAAATATCTACGTCCTGACCGTCATTCGTCGTATTCTTGTATTGCAATGAAAACTGGATGTTATATATCCCGTAATTCCTTACGTTAATACGTGAAGTATTGGAAACGTAAATACCGTTAGAATAATCTGTTGTATTTAATGCAACAGCATAGGCTGTAGTGGTACTAGAAGCAGTCTGGTCTGTAGTGTCCTGAAACGCCCCATACGGCGCTGAATCGGCTTCAGCAGCATTAGATACCGGAACGAAGAAAATCAGGCTGTCGTAGCCTATACGCTCGTCGTAGAGGGTTGTAGACGTAGCATTGCCTGTAGCCAGCGTTAAACGTCCTGTATTATTGGTCTTTCCGTCCATAACGCCACGAACGACCTCAGCTACAGCCCTCTGATCCCCTCCAAATGGCGGTAATGTACGAAATTGCATTATCGATTACCTTGTTTAACGACTTCTACCTCTAAACCGTAGGATGTTTTCCAGTTTGACCCTGTTGGAGTCAGTCTGAGCCTGTGATACTCACCATTAGACCGCAAGCTAATGCGGTTTTCAGCATCTGCTGGAACATCTGAGCCAAATTCCACTTGATCCGAGAGTAAATCACGGCTTGCTACCGCTACAGACGCACTACCACCATCAACTAATGCCCTAGCTAACGTCACCGTAGAGCGTCCAATGTCAATATCACCCGTCGTTATGTTCGCTGTCTTAGGTTGACCTGAGAATGCAATGATCTTTGTGCCAGAAACACCCGCAAATAGCAGTTGCCCACCAGCAAAAACACGAGAATCCAATGGAATATCTAGTGCATCTATGCTTGCATTGTAGTTATCCACCTGTTCCAAGGTAGCAGATGGCGTTAATACATAAGCAATACTTGTAGCAGTAGTGTCGGCATAAGACCATTTACCTAAATCAATGGAATAAATAAGCAAATACTTACCACCAAACGTATTATTAAATTTCCAAATTACTAATTTACGCACAGGATCTACTGTTGCGCTCATAGCAGTGAAAATCTCATTAGGAACGGCGTTATCAAAGAACCAGCGGTTTACTTTCTCTACGCCAATGGCCTTAGTAGACTGACCATCGCAAGCGTAAAAACCATCGTCAGCAAGGAAATAAGTCAATCCACCGTACTGAGCAATAGAACCGTTAGAAATACAGCCTAATGACCTAGAAATAGCGTCAAATTGGAAAAAAAGCGGGGAGCCTGTATAGCTCATTCTATATATGGCACGCTCTAAAAAGATCAGCCCATATTCCCCACCCGCCAAACCTGTAATATCGCCACCATCAGGTAGCAATTGTGTATCTGATTGCGATGCAGCACTAGGAGTCCAGTCTGTCTCATCGTTAATGTCAGACCAGTAAACCTTGTTCGTATCCGTTCCATCGTTAGCAGCAACCACAAAGTCACGTACTACCGATACATATTTAGCGGTAGGAGCAGCCGCAGCCAAGTCTGTTACGTAAGTAGAAACATTGATTTCATACGATTGCAGCTTATCCTGACCATTAGCCAGAATCATCTTGCTACCAAACTGGGTTACATCCCATCCTTCAACAGCCGTATAACCGCTAGTCGTTAAGGCATCTAGACTTGCATCATTAGAATCAAACTTATAAATCTGTGTAGCGCCAGCAGCAAATAGATTCGTAGCACCACCAAACTTACCCGCAAATGTAATCAGCAAATCCTGAGCAGCAGCATCAGAATAATCAGCCTCACTACGAAATGGCGCATAACCGTTAGCAACAGGATAACAGTTCTTTGCATCTGTTACCGCACCTGTTACACCCGGCTGATCTGGGAGCCACTCACCAAACGCTATTTTCTGCATTATTCCTCCGCTGGCTCCGGTACGTTGCCTTCTTCAAGCCACTTTTTATATTCAGCAAAATCGGTATTCGCATCATCAAATGGTATAAAGGCGTTGTCGGACAATCGCTTAACAGACTCTATATTTGCGCCTGTTTGTGGTGCTGATTTAATTAGTTTGTACATAGATCAAAGCTCCGCTGAAGCAGTCCATTGAAAAATGATATTCGTATGGTTAAACGTATCGTCAGCCATATTTAATTGCTGTTCAGACGCAGACAAAGCAAAGTTGGTTGTCCTAGTAGTATCTGCGCTTCCATTCCAGTACCTAATAGTTCCGGACGCTCCCGACACGCCGTCATAAACAGTCATTGTTGGGCTTGCCCTCATGCACACCCCAAATCTTTGCACTACGTTTCCGTAATTTCCAAGGTTTAGGAAGTTGTGGTTAAGCTGTCCGTCAGTAGTAGCAGTGCCCACGGCAGTCCCAATATTGTAAGACTTCTGGAAATACCTCTGACACAACGCCAACTCTGTACCATACGGCCTGTAGTCAAAGCTGGTGGCTGTGCTGCCTTTTTCGAGTTGTACGCCGGTGACTTGCCATGTAGCGTTAAGAGTGCCGATTACAGAGGTTCCGCCAGTAGCCGAGTTAAAGTCTCCCGCTTGCCATGACCCAGCAGTTGCGCTGTATGTTGAGCCAACACCTAAACCCCAGCATATTTGCAAACCCGTTCCGGTGGTCGTATTCCAAGTTCCGGTTGTGTCTCCGGTAATCGTTACCGTTTTCTGTTCCCAAGTATTTGCGGCAGAGATTGTGTACGTAAACGGATAGGCTCTGTTGCTGTCGTTATTCTGAAACGCGCCGCCAAACGTACCGGTTAGCGTGCTTTTTACCCAAAACGACAACGTAAACGGAACGGCGCTTGCGCTGCCCAACATGAGGTCAGCAGAATTAAATCCTTCAATACGTTGCAATAAAATTGCTCTTTGGCTAGCAGATAGCGACGCGTCAGCAGTTGTAGTTGTTGCCTTTAACGAATAAGTAAAACCAGTAGGCGCATCAGCTACTCGCTGAAAAGTCATAACGCCGTCGGTATTTACGAGAGATGCATACCTATCCAAGTTATAAACAAGGTTTGCCGTACCTGTCACACTCGCCCCAGCATTGCGCTGGTCAATCACCATGTTCCCATTAATCAGACGATTTTTGAAGCCAAAGCCTGATGCAGCAGTAGTCTGTGCGCTACCGTCGTTAAACGTCAATCCATTAGTGCCGTTAATTGAGACTGACATTATTTAGCCTCCAGTGCTGCGACTTTAGCTTTTAGTTCTTCGATCATGGCTTGCTGTTCTTTTATTGCGGAACATAGAATTGGCAGCATATCGCCCATTTTCAAATTCAAATATTTTGTACCGTCATCTGCTTCATTTAAACTTTCAGATACCAATGTTGGTAATACGGTTTGAACTTCTTGAGCTAAAAATCCATAATGTTCTATGCTTCCATCATCACAAATTGGCAAATTTTTAAAGTTGTAAACAACAGGATTAAGTTGTCCTATTGTTTCTAATCCATTGTTAATTGAAACAACATTTTCTTTAAGTCTTGCATCAGAAATTCCAGTTATAGATGTTGATGTTGCATTTATAACTCCAGCAGTTGTTACATAAAATCTATAAGCCGAAGCATTAGTTGCATACAAGTTATAACTTGAATAAGCACCAGAACTGTCTTGTACAACATTTTTAATTACAGGATTACTTGCATCTGCTGAAAATATAAATTTCATGCCAACACCAGCAGTTGCGCTTGTATTCGTTGTACCCACCAGCAGATTACCGCTAGAGTCGATACGGGCGCGTTCGGTGGCGTCAATAGCTATTGCAAAAACCCCAGTGCTGGAATCAACTTTTAGCGTATGTGTATCGCCGTTACTCGAAGTGGTGCTGGATGTAAGCGTAAGAGGCCTGTCGGCTGTGCTGGCATTGGCGCGGAAATATGTTCCAGTGCTACCTTGATTTATAGTTAGCTTTACGCTAGGCGAACTAGTACCAATTCCAACGTTGCCGCTAGCATCTGAATAAATCACAGTACCAGTAGCATCAGGCAAAGTCAGCGTTCTATTAGAAGCAGTCGTAGGCTCCTGAAGCGTTACGCTACCACCACTTGAGCTGTTTAGTTTAAGCGGCATTTAATTGATCCTCAGTAGGACGAGGCAGTGTCGGATGATCCCATTTAGCTATGTAATCACCACGACCATCAGAATCGTTTTGCAAGGTAATGCTAGTCAAAAATTCACGGTCTGTGAGTTCAGGGTAAATTGCTTTAATTTTTTCAAATAAAGTCATTATGCAGCCCTTACTAAAACACCATCAAACCAAGTTCCAGTTGATGCTGTGTATTGTGCTGTTGTTGCCAAAACATACGCAAATAACTCAACATAATCTGTAGAACCATTCAAATAAACTTGAGCTGATACCGAACTACCAAAAGAACTGCCATTTGCTGTGCCAAGATTTACACCAAGCCGATGCGAAGAACCATTTTTATAAATAACAGGTATAGCTCTGTTTGCATTTGTGCTTGTTCCAGCATCAAGCGAACCAGTAATTAAATAATATCCAGCAACATTTGGCGTAAAACGATAATTTGTTGTGCTATCAAAACAATTTGCGGTATCCCAATTTTCAGAGTTAAACACCATTTTGGTGAATACACCTGAAGTTATGGTTGTTGTTCCAGTGACTGACGCGCTAAATGCCGGCCCAGTACCAGCCACACCTGTAGCCAAATCAGCTTGAACAATCGTAGCATCAGGCAAACCACCTGCCGCTAGTCCTGTAATCGTTCCATCTCCGCTTAATGTCATTGGCATCTTATTGCCTCATCCAATT